GTCCTTGCTCTTATTAAAGGAGCTTCATTTGCCTCAGTCGTCATCGACCTTGCCATTGTGGCTTTCATCCCTGAAGTCAAAGTCAAGGTATCTGAATACCTCCAAGCATTTGTCAATTCCTTCACCAACCAAGCTGCAGGCTCTGCACCCGTTGAAGTCTCCCATATTCCTGCCATCGTCTCACTTGTCACTGCACTTGTCACCTCAGCATTCGGCTACTCCTCTGCCAGCAAGACCTCACTCTCTGCTCAACTTGCTGTCACCCTTGGAAGAGTCGCAATGGCTGACGCCTACAAACTCCTTAAGGAAGCATTCACCACCGCAATCTCGTGGATGGTTGGAACCCGACATGGAGAACAAGCTGCCATTCAAGAACTTGAACGTCTCTCGGAAGTCATCCAGACCTCCCAAATCAAATTCTACGAATACCTTGGAGATGGCTCTCTCAACTCAATGAACTACGGCGAAACCACTGCCAAGAGCATTGAAGTTGTCGGATTCCTCGCACGCACCCACCATCTTGTGCGACGACTCACTGAACTTATCACCATTTCAGGATCCGGAAAACACCTCTGGAAATTCATCCAAGACTTCAACAACACCTGGAACATCCTTCTTAAAAGCCAACTTGCAGCCACCAATCGCATGGAGCCTGTAGGCCTCTGTCTCCGCGGCGACTCTGGATGTGGCAAGTCAATTCTGACTTCAACCATTCTTCCAGAACTTCTCCTCCTTAAACTCGCCTTCGTCTCCGACAGAAGCCATGCAGCCACTCAAGTTTATTCCATGCCAACTGACCCCAACCAGAAATATTACGACGGATATACTGGACAACTCATTTCCATCTACGACGACTTCGGCGCTCTCACTGACGGATCAGACTACAATGCATTTCTTCAACTCATCTCAACTGCCACTGCACCACTCAACATGGCTGGAATTGAAGAGAAAGGAACTATGTTCTGCTCTCCTTTTGTCTTTGTGACAACCAACCAGCCTACCTTCTCCACCAAAGCACTTAACAACGTTGAAGCCATGAGCCGCCGATTTCCCGTCGACTATCAAGTCTGTGTCAATCGCAACTTCATCCACAATGGTAGACTCAATTACCCCGCTCTCACTGCACGAATCCAACAGTGCACCAAAATCAGCGAAGAAATTGACATCTACGAAAGTTGCTTCAAATTTGAGAAGCGTACCATGGGACACGTCACAGAACAAATCACCTTCAAACAACTCCTTGACAAAATCCTCCGAGAATACACCACCAAAGTCGAACAACTTGTCAACAACCGCTCTGCTAGATTTGGACTCATCAACGACATTGACACTGTCGACCTTAAGACTGACCATGCCATCAACGTTGCCAACACTCACAAGCGTCTCATGGAGTCTCATCAAGTTGACACTGACTTTCTCTCTGCCAAAAGCATGAGCTTCAAGAATCAATGCGACAATCCAGATGCCAAAGAATTCGAAGTCTCCTCCTTCATTCCACCACCACCACAACCAGCTCCCACTCCTTGTGTTGCCTGCAAACAAGTCACCTGCGTCTGCCCACCCGCCTGTCCATCTTGCGGATCCGGCCCTGATGACTGTGAATGCTGTACCAAGTGCCACCAGTGTGCTTGCACCTGCTGGGTCCTTCAGGACGTCTGTCCCGTTTGTAACGGTCCACCTGACGCCTGCACCTGCATCGAATCTATCCTCACAGTGGAAGACGAAGCCCAGAAGAAAGCACAAGAAACACCACTTAAGAAGGACTGGATCGCCCAATGGTGGGACACCGAACAAACCAACTTCACATCACAAGAACGCCAAGACTACAACAAAGCACAAGCCACACTCAACAAAGTCCACCCTGCCAAACTGCGACGCTGTCCAAAAGTCGCTCTTAGCTGGGCCACCTGGTACGCTAATGAATGCGGCCCAGATGGTCTCGTGCCAACCGAGAAGTCTCGCTACCCACCACTCGAGCACTTCAAAGCTGGCAATCTTGCAGTCGAATTCACTCTCAGCAAATTTGAGGGAGACTTTGTCCGCTGGGCCCGCTGGCTCAAGACACTGTGTCCTACACTTGGAAAACCCACTACCAAATCCTTTGCTGACGCCGTCATCGAAGCCCTCCAACAAGACTCCAACTCTGACAACATCGTCTACCTTAGTGCCTCACACTTCCTCCTCTCCGCTGGAATCTACATGACCGGCTCAGGCCATGTCTACCACGGAATTAACCAGGAAGTTGACATCTACCAAGGCTTAGGCGCCATCAAAGAACAACTCAAGAGTCTCCCAGAACCACTCCGCAACCGCTTCAAATTCATCCACCAAGCTCTCTGCCAAGCAGTAACCTACCGCACATCCAGATACCCATTCCTCGAGCACTTCCAGTGTCTCTACAAGTGGGCCACTGATGCCAATTACTGCACTATCGAGCCCTCAGGTCCCATCAAAGCACTCAAATGCTTCCTCTACCTGTGGGTCCGTATCCTTGGAGCCTACCTTGTCTACAGAGCCCTTAAAGCCATAATTTCTTGGCTTTTCTCCTCTGTCACTTATGAGAACCAAATTGGAAACTACTCAGGTGACGTTCGCAAATTTGCTCCTCGCGTTCGCCGCGTCCAAACTACCACCAACCAAGCCGGAACACCAGTTCACAATCTCCTTCCAAACTGCCTCCTTCCAATGTGGTGCCTCAAAGAGGAAATCGAAGAACCTCAACTCCTCCTCACCACTCGCGTCACCAACCATGCACTCGTCTACAACTCCGAACATGTCATCGTTAATTATCACTGTGTCGAACTGCCTTACTGGTACCTTGCTGTGCCACACCAAGAAGGCTCTTACCACGTGATAACTCTCAGAAACCCACTCTATGTTCGCCTTCCAAGCTTCATCGAAGACTGCCCTGATGCCATCCTCCTCAGAATTCCAGAACAAATGTGGGGTGTGCGCTCACTCGCCAAGAGATTTCTCTCACGTGAAGCAATTTCCACCGCATACGCTGGTTACACCAAGCGCATCCACTTCCTTGGCTCTCTAGCCGGAGGACTTGACAAAGACGTCTATTTCAGCACCATTGCCGTCTACAAGAGTGGAGTTCTTGACGTAGAAGGTATCATGGTCGATGGCGACTTCAAAACCGCTGTCGGAGACTGTGGTATCCCATACTACTCCGGAGAACACATTCTTGGCATTCACACTGCTGGAGCCAAACACAACGCAATGATGTTCGCCCCACTCGTCAAAGAAGATTTGGAACATTGTCTCGCCGCTCTGGACACCATCCACTACAAGTCATACCACGTCGACGTGAAAGTCCCTCAGACTTTCCATAACCAGCTTCTTGAAGGCTGGACGAGCAATGACCTCGGCTTTGAAGATCTCGGTGAGTGCCAGGATGCTGAAGGCAAGCCCTTCAAAATCCATGCGCCAACTCACACTTCCTTTGTTCCTTCACTTATTCGCGACCGTGCCACCTGGCCTGACCATCATGAACCATCTGCCAAATCCAAGAAAATCCTCATTGAGAGAGCTCAAAAATACGCTATGCGCTGGAGTTTCAGACCACCAACTGAGAAAGAAATCGCTTTCGTTCTCGACTACAAGAAACATGTCTTCGCAAAGACTCCAAACCGTCGCCGTACTCTCTTCACTGATGAGGAAATTCTCAACGGAACTGCTGACGTCTCACCCATCATGCGCGACTCCTCTGCCGGTGTTTGGAGCTCCATCTCTCAAGGAAAGAGCGCTTTCGTCAACGTTGACTATCTTGACAACGGAGAACGCTACCAATCCTGGGCTCCCGGCTACACTGACCTCGTCCATCCTCTCTATGGAATGTCACTCCACGAATTCATCGCTCAAACTGAAGCTGACTGTGCTGCTCTCACCCGTGGCCCTCTCCCACAACTGTGGGTCACAACCATGAAGGACGAACTCCTCAAAGAACAGAAAGTCATCGACAAGAAAACTCGCGTTTTTGAATCCGCCTCCATTGACCTCACCATTCTCATCAAGAAGTACTTTGGCTCCTACGGTGAATATTTTCGTAATCATCCTGGCATTGTACTTGGACACGCAATTGGACTTGACCGCACTGCTGCCTGGGGAGCTGTAAAAGACATGCTCTACCGCAGACCACCTGGACGACCCCAACTCAAACACGGAATTGACATCGACTATGCATCCTTCGACTCCACCATCCCACCTGCATTCTATATCTACTTCCGC